GTATCGCGAATAGCGACATCTACTTGCGACGCGACAACATCGCACTGCTTACGCTAGGTGAACCAACGCCGTTATTGGTCAAGGTGTTCATCCTGGCGCGAACCGATGTCAGCAAGATAGCCCCACCTAGTTCCGTGTACACGTCCGATGGTCCTGCCTTCTTCAGCCTCTGCATGGACGCCAGAACCAACGCCATTTGGCTCGTAGCCTTTCGGGTGGCCTTCTTTAGTTCCGGTCCCTTCAGGTTGGTGGTGTTGTAGAACAGGGCCGGAAGGGGTGCCTGTTCCAAGTTCATGTCGGTGAATAGGTCCATGGTCATGAGGTTATTTTTTGCAGTTAGGGGCCTTTGTCCAAAACCTAGTGCCTTTGACGTACACCGTAGAAATACCGTCCCTCATTCGCACTAGGCCGCAGGTTATGCACTTGCCTTCTAAGGCGTTGGCGTTGGTCGGTGTGCCGTCAAGTGCGGCCCATTTATGCCTGTTCATGGTCATGGGTTCATTAGGCGGTTAAACTAGAGAGCTATCGACATCTGGGACCGGTCCGTTCCGTTATGTACTACGTTACATGCCGGTTTGCGAGATTTGATAAGTGCCTCTTCTATTATAAAGGCTTCGTGTTCTGGAAGGTTTGCAACTACAATCCTAACATCATAGCTGAAACCCTTTGATGCCAAGCCATCCACGTATGCATCCCACCATTCGTTTCTCCTGCCTGTCCACGCCCTGCCATACGTACCCTTTCCAACATAGAAACATTGACCTTGGAAATAATGTGCGTAAACGTAAAAGCTACCGTCCTTAAAAGATCCAATAAGGTCTTCATATACGTGCATTGCAGATGGTCGATCCCTAAACTTGTTAGGTGTTCCTGCCTTCCTGCCTCCTGTCTTTTGCCCTTTCATGGTTCAGGTGTTGGTGGTTGGTACTGGCGGGAAGGTTCCTTCGGGCTGAGTCAGGTAACCAGGATACGTCGGCTGCCATTCCTGTTCCCTAGTCCGTGCGTGGTCTACGGCTTCGGCTTGCGTATCGTAGCACGAATGATCCTCTCCAATGCTGCCGTATTCGCCGAAAGTCACAATCAGCCAGCATCCTGCTTCCGACTTGCCGAAGTCCTTTGCGCTTGGGGAGAATGGGTAGGCGTAGGCTATGCCCTTGTACGTTGGTGTGCTCATGGTGTCAGGTGTTGGTGTCATTGCTTGGCCCGCTTCGCCTTGTCCAATCCAGCCTCCCGTAGCCACTGAGCCGGGGCGTTCGTCACGTCCAACAGGGTCTGAAGTTCGTCGGCGTGTAGGCTTACCTTCACGATGTGCGGCCTTTTCCCTTTTAGGGATGGCGGGCGTCCGGGTTTGCGCTTCATCGGTTCTTTCATTCGTTCGGGTTGCGCTTTGGCAGTGCGGGTAGTTCCATCCAGTGCGAAATATGGGTCAAGGCCGCGTACTTGGGCATGCGCTCTTCATTCGCCACCCACCAATCCGAACCATCCCACAAGGCAATCCCGTATTTGTGCTTGCAGTGCCACAGAGGGACGAGCACCGGTACATTGACGGATGGCAAGGCGACGTTCACGCTGACGAAACGGGTGGCCTTTTGCAAGTCCATCATCATGTGACCGATCATCCCTTCGGGCCAATCCCCGCAACGTTCGCAGGTTTCCATCACACCTTCGGAGTTACACCCCGCATCCGGAGCATTTCCTCGATGGCCTTGCGACGGTCGGACCATACACCAGCTCCGGTCTTGGCTACTTCGGCCTTGAGCATGTCGAGAAGCTGATCGTTCGTGAAGGTGGGGCGCTGGCGGTTCATGGCGTGTTGTTGTTCGTTGATGGAACAAATGTAGGCCAATTATTAGGCCGCGCAATATATGAGCCTATCTTTTAACATTCGTTAACATTTGGCGGTCAGTCGCCTTCGTTCGACAGTTTGGCCTTCAGTGCGTCTACATGGCTGGACAGCCGCGCTATCTTCCGCTTGTCCGCGTTGTGGTCGTGCTCTTGGCGGTCCAAGTAGTCCTTGCCCAAGTTATCGCCCGTGAACCGATGCCGCGCCGATTCGCTCTCCACCATACCCATGATGGCCTGTTCGTGGTCGTTCATCCACTCCGCGATCTGCGGGTAGGTCAGTTGCCCGTACACCTTCCGGTTCAGGCCGTCACGGATAGCCATCACAAGGCTCTCCACGCTTCGGTGTGCGAAGTTCTGCAAGACCATCCGCCCGAACATCGCCAGGACGTGCGGCGGGTTCTTTCCGCCGCATAGGATGTCCGCCTCGTCCAGCACCACGCCGATCCAAGTGGATGCAACCTCCGCGCCGTGCTCCTTAACCATGCGCAGGATCGGGTATGCCTCCGGGCTGGTGGCGTGCTTCAAACTCACGCTGTTGCCTGAAGTGCTCGGCGTTTGCCTCAATACCCAAGCGACGTCTTTCGTCGGGGTCGTGCGTGTTAGTCCTTGTTCCATTGGTCTTGCTTTCGACGATTTCATCCTCCCATCCGCGCTTCGTCAGGTATCGGATAGGGTCTTTCCGGTAGAGCTTGTCCGGCTGTGCGACAACGTAGCGGCGGGTGTGCTCCATGATGGCTTCGTGAATGTCCTGACCTAGCGCCGTCCACTTCGCCCGGCAAGCCTCTTTGTCCCGGCTCTTTGCGTACAGGTCGAACCATTGCTTGAACGTTGGTTCTATTTCGGCTTCGTGCGCGCGTTCCTTTCCTTCCTGACTTGTAGACTTAGAAGTAGAACTAGACTTAGATATAGAAAGAACGTCCGTTGAACGTCCGTTGAACGGTTGTTGAACATCCGTTGAACGTGAGTTGAAGCTAGCAACGCCAGCAACCGATGCCCGTTTGCTCCTTCCTTGCGCGTCGGTTCGTGCATCTTCCAGCCAAGAAAAAGAAAGACCTCCTTCATATTCCGCCGCACACGCCTTAACCGCATCCCATGCGTTTCCGCACACCTTTGAAAGCCTTGCTTCGGGTAGTGGACCGTTTCGCCAAATGTGCCGAACGCATCGCATGTATGCGCCTTCCTGTTCCAAGGACATACCATCTACGTCCAAGGCTATCTTGTCCGGATCGAATTTCATCCAGTTGGGTTTACCCATGAAAAAGGAACGGCCCCGCAAGTTCACCTTCGACGGGATAGAGGCCCGCTTCAGATGCCCTTGCAGGGCCGGTATTTCGATTCGTGTTCATGTCGCTGCCTCTATCAGCGGTCCCGTTCAATCGGGACGCTGCAATACTACACACTCCATCGGTTCTTTCAAACCTTTCCTCCAAATCTTTTCCGGACCCTGCCACCGTTCGCCCTTCCATTCGTAAGGTGCGCCGGGGTCCAGCATCCACCCCATGCTGTCGTGGGTGTAGCCCTCGTCTATGAAGTCCTGACCGATGGGGAACGGGCGTGCATGGCTCATCCGCGCTCTACGATTTTGTTGCTCGTGTTCCCAAGCGTTCTCCGGCCTTGACCACTCTCCACACCGAAGCCATTTTTACGCCAATCATTGAGCCTAGCGCGTTCTTCAGCAGTCCATCTTGTAGGTTTGAAGTATAGGCTGCTGGTCGCTTTAACAGGCTTCGGTTCGGATGTCCTTTTCCGTGCCTTAGATGCCATGTAGTGCGCAACGCTGCCTACCTCCGGCTCCCATTCGATAGTTGTATCGTGGCAATCGCTCATCACAAGCACACGTACTTGCTTGAGCGAACCTCGATACATTGGTGACCCGGGTTCGGGCATCCATCCGCCTTCGTATTCGTGGCACTTCGAGGTGATCGTGTGGGGTATGTTCTCCATGGTGGTGGGGTGGCTCAATTCTCGTCGTTGTAGTTCACTACTTCCTCCTCTCCGCACTTCGGGCACTTAACCTCTTGGTGTGCAAGGCGCGTAGTTTTTGGCGTGAACATCTTCTTGCATTTCTTGCACGTTGCAGACCATAGGTTGGCTCTTCCGTCTCGGGATTCGCCTACGCAGCGGAGTTGAAACTTGGCGCTCATGTTGATGAGTTTCTAGTGTTGTGATGCCGCGCGATAGGACGTAGGTGGATGCTCCCGTAGCGCAGCGGAGGAGCAGGAACCGGAGGCCGACGGCGTTTCGCCGGATCGCCCAAACCCCATGCACAGAATGAGTATGAGCACAAGCAAAGCGTCGGTCCTATCAAGGGAAAGGATGAACTCTTTGAAGGCTCCTATAAGTAGGCGGGTCTGGTAGTTCATTGCTTCGTTCATTTTGGCATCCACTTATCGGCGGGATGAGGCCGTATTACTTGGGCGCTAGGTCGGACTCGAACCGACAACCTGCGGGTTATCCCGCTGCTCTGCCACTGAGCTACTAGCGCCTTTATCATTGACAGAGAGAGGGGCCGGGCTTCCGGCTGGCGATGGTCACTGGCACGAACTCCCGACACGCGGTCGGGCTCATCCGTACGACTAACCTTTTATCCATCGCTCCCTCGTCGCTTGTGCGTGTCTTCTACCACGCCGCCCTCTCCTGTCAATACGTTCAATGAACTTTCAGTCACCTAGGGGAGCGAAGCCCTAACGGAACCGGGTCCAGCCGACCCAACACCACTCCGCTCCCTTTCGGCTTATCGTAAGTAGATGTCCAGTGCCATCAGCACCACTATTAGGAGCATCATCTTCTGGTGGAATTGGATCCTTGGGAGTTTCATGCGGATAGTTCCATTGTTTGCTGTTCACCTGGCGCTGGGATGTAGATCCCTCGTTCCCCACACCATGCGATACATTGATCAGTGAAGGCCACGAACTCGTCAACATCCATCCCGCTCGTGGGCTTGCCTAGCTGTGCTACCTCTCCGTCCTTGGAGATCAACACATCCATTGGCGCGAACATCCGCTTCCAGTATTCCTTCAGTTCCTCCGGCGTTATCGCCGTTCCAAGCTCACTGATGGACCGCACCGCGATCGCCAATACCACGCCATGGAAGTAGCGGTTCTGTGGGCTGCTACGGCGGTCGATGGCCTTGCGTACGGTGAACTCCAGGGCCGTGTTGAGCGGCCACGACTTCACGGCGGCAGCAAGGGTGCTGGCCTTCAGCTTGCCGTCGAAATACCCGAAGTGGCGCTCGGTGGTCATTTGCGCGAAATGGATAGTGATGGCTTGCCGTAGGTCACGATCGCGGCCTCCAATACTTCGCCGTCTTCACCGGCAACGATCAGCTTCTTTTCGGCTTGTAGCGCGGCGTTCTTGGCGCGTTCCTCAATGGCGGCTAGTGCGTGCTTCGCGTCAGCCCATTCCTTCAGGTGGTCGAACTTGAAGGCGCGTTTACCATCGGTGCGGGTGAACTTCAGCCCACCATGCTCGAAGGTCTTCTCGTGGTGCTTCTCCGCTTCGACGATCGCCAGTGGGTCGATCACTTTCAAAGCATCTTGCGCGGCGGCTATGACGGCCCGCATTTCTGCGAGGCCGTCTAGCGCGTTCGTGGTGCCACATTCTACGGCGGCGGATGTCGCCTCGCAGTAGCCTATGATGTTGTGCAGGTCCATAGGTCAGAAGGGCAGGTCATTGGGTTCGTCATCATTCGCCTGCGGTGCATCGGCCATGGTATGCGCAGGCGCTTCGTTCGTGCCGCCCATCGCCATGTCACCGGTGCGCAGTTGGTCAGCGAGATCAGCGAACACCTTAACCAAGTAGTTGTCGCGTTCCTCGAAATCCCACACGTCCTTTCCGTTCACGCGGACCTGCTTCCCTTGCGGCAGGTCGCCGGGGTTGGACTTGTTCCATGCTGGATCGACCTTCTCACCATTTTGGAACAGGTTGATGCCAATGATCCGGCGCGTTCCTCCGCTGTCATCCTTGCCCTCGAAATCATAGGGGCTGAAGCGGACGCTCTTTTGCAGGTTCACGTTCGGCAGGCGCGTAAGGATGCCCACCCAATAGCGGTTGCCCTTGTTCACCTTCACCGAATAGTGTTCGTCCTTATCGCGCAGGCGGATGTTCAGTTCGGTGATCTTCTCGCCCTTGTATTCGCGTTCGGTGTGGAACATCGAAGTGATCACACCATCCACGTATCCGTCACGGCGCTCCCATACTTCGCGCCCGTTGGGGTGTTCGTCGCTGGGCTTGGTGGTGCGCTTGATAGCGCCCTCTGTTCCAGCCTCTACCGTCTCAACGATCTTGCCGTCTGCAATACGCAGGTAGATCACTCCTGTCTCTCCTTGGTCGCTTCCTCGTGCCATTGTGTTGGGGTTTTAAGTGCCTTGCGGCGGGGTTACTTGCTTGGTTTTTCTTGCGTGAGGGCGGAGGCCGGAAATCCTCCCGTCTTCGGGAGATTGCAGGCCGTAGACCGACGATCGTCTTCGATCGGCACGCCCAAACCTTTCCGACGGTTCATGTACAACTCTTCAGCGTAACGGTCGTAGCTCAGTTCGTCCCGTTCTGCTTGCTCTTCCATTGCACGTTGGAACGCTGCGCTGTTCTTGAGGTATCCCATTGTGGTTCGTTCTAAGGGTGGTTCAGTTCATGATGTTGTTGATCATCCACCGCAGGCCCGGCTTGATCCACCGGTTGCCCTTGCGGATGTTCAACTTGTTGGCCAGTGGCCAGTAGTCAATGATTCCGTGCGTATCGGTAGTGATGGCATAGGAACCGTTCGCGCGTAGCTCAGTGGGGTAACGCGCCTTGATCTTTTCCAGCCACACATCCTCGAATCGGTCCTTACGTTCCTCGCGGATGATCTTGCCACCAATGCCGAATATGGCCGAGATTGTAATTGGGTCCATCATTTGACTCCCTCATGTTCAAAGGAATAGTGGTTGCCATCTTTGAAGCGCCCACCCCAGCGTGCTTGTGGGTGCTGCTTCTCCCACCATTCACCGAGTTCCCGGTGCGCCTCGGTGTCGCCCAAGAACTGACCACCTTTGAACAGGTTCAGGTCAATGGCGAGACGATTCTTGTGAGCACTGGAAGGATGTCCGTATCCAGCTTTGACCTACGCGAACCTGTTCTCAGTTATCGGTGTGACCTATGGCGCCGGGAATGGTGTGACCACGTTCAACCTCCCCGACCTCCGTGGTGAATTCATCCGTGGTCTGGACAACGGTCGCGGTGCTGACCCTGGTCGCACACTCGGGTCGAATCAGACTGGGGCAAACAACCCCCACACCCACACAATCGTCGATCCTAGCCACAATCACACCCAGAACGCCCACACCCACGGTATCACTGACCCGGGGCATCATCATGGTATCCCGATGGGTCAGCCACAAGCCCCGGTCTATGGTGCGTATGTGGCAGACAATCAGTATGGTCTAGCTCTATCGACTGATACCAAAACAACCGGTGTTACTGTCAATGCCACCACGGATACAAACAACGCCACATCTACCGGTATCTCGATCAGTCAGGAGGGTACTGAGGCCCGACCGCGCAACGTGGCGATGGTCTATTGCATCAAGGCATTCGGTGCCCTACAGACGGACGGTCTCGGTACCATGGCCTTCCAGAACAAAGAGTCTGTTGCGATTACCGGTGGGACCGGTGTATTC